ACAAAGTATCATAGATGCATATTGGTCAGCTGCAGCATATCAAAACAGTACTGTATTAACAACTCCCATATTAGTTCAGAATTCTGCATCTATAGATAATGCAATGAAAATATCTAGTTCAATAAATTTAGATGCAACTAATACTGTATTAAAAATACAAAATACAGTCCCGGGAATTTTTATTGAAAATTCTTCATATAAAGTAACAATAGATGCATTAGGTACTAGATCAGGAAGCGTCGATCCAGTATTAGCCGTATATGTATCGGGTAGTTCATTTTATCAAGATCCAACCGATTTTTTCAATCAGCAGTTTCCTACAAAATTTGGTAAACGAATAGGAGAATTACGGGTAACTGGCGATAATCAACGATTTGATGATCAGGTAATAAATTTCGAGTCTGATTATACAGGTACCGGTGTTTTACAACTAGTTGTTGAATCAGGTAATTGGCAAGTTGCTAACATCAGAACAACAACAGATAATGATGCAGGATACAGTCCTAATTATACTAGAATCAAAACTTTAATACAAACTACACATAAAATTAACAATCAGATATCATTTAAAGTTGAATATTACAATGTTAATGGAGAAAAAAGCAAACAAACATCAGATATTTATAACAAGGATTGGGAAGGCGGAAATCGTTATATTGATGGAAATTATTCAATGCTTACCGGATCTTTATATGTAGCAGATTCATTAGAAAGTGGTATTGCAATCAGCGGATATCCTAATTCTGGATTTGTTAGATCATTAGGATATGAAGGATTTAATGCAGGATATCCAGGATTCTTATTATGGTCCGGATCTGCATTACCAGGATCATCGGGAACAAAAGGAGGCGGAGCTTACAGTGGAGTTGGATTAGAAATGTATGCAAATACATCAAGTTATTTTAGATATTCAACTGCTAATTCAGAAATAGATGTACGAACCAACAAATTCTTTTTTGGTAATAATTCTACATTTATTAGTGGTAGTAATGGAAATTTGCAAATTTCATCAAGCGGATTTATTTTATCGCCACAAGGCAATGTAACAGCTTCGTCATTTATAGCAGTAAATGGAAGTAACGTATTGTTTGATACTAATAGTCAATATGCAGACGGATTAAATATTGGTCGTATAGTTTATTTTGATCCAACTGAATATACATATAATATGTCGACATTACCAACTACCGCATCCGGAGTGACTGGATCGATTTTTGCCGGGCCTGTATTTGAAACATTTATATTGCCAGGAGAAACAAATATGCAAATATCATATACATATTCGGCCGACAGAACAGATGCAACTTCAGGTAACAGAACGCTAAGAATTTCTTCATTTATTGCTAATGCTATTTCTGGTTCAAACACCGGCCTAGGATCATATGGCAAATTTAATAATCAAGCTAATTTACAAGGTAATCAAACTATTGATTCAATCAGTCCGACATCTAGTTCTTCCGGTGCACAAACTGCAGAAATAAAAGGAACAGCTAACGGAATATTAAATCGTCAAGGATATTATGTATTAGTACATACTATAGTGCATGTATCAAATAATACAGGTTTAACTGGTTCATTAAAATTAAAAAACTTTGTTTTTAGGACTAGTAGAACAGTAGGAGGCAGTTTAGCACAACCCGCCGGCGGCCCAGTATCATAATATAACATATTTATATAAAACAGAAACATGATGAATAAAATAACAGTTTTATTTCCCGGAGGATTCAAACCATTAACCGGAGCACATTTGGCATTAGCTGAACGATATGCTGAAGACCCACAAGTTGAACAAGTAATTCTTTTGATTGGACCAAATCCACGAGACGGAATTACAAGACAAAAAACAATTGAAATGTTCAATTTATTAAATTCTAATTCAAAAATTAAAATACAACCAACAGAATTTAACTCTCCTATTACCGCTGCATACGAATATTTGTTTGCATTACCGCAAGATGCAACAGGACAATATGCAATGGCTGCATCTACAAAAGGAGATGATTATGTTCGTGCCAAATTGTTTGTTCCGAATGTAGACAAATATCGAACCATTGGAGATAAGAAAGGCCGTACAATTCCTGCAGGTATCGATGCTATCGAATTAAACATAGATGTAGAACCATTAACATATGCCACCGGACAACCAATATCAGCATCAAACGTTAGACTAAATTTAATGAAAAATGATTATAATGCGTTTCGAAAGTCATATCCAAACAATGATGAAGCATATGTAAAAAATGCATGGCAAATATTAAAAGGCGTACAAGAAGCAGCATTATTTAGCAAAGCCTGGTGGACAAAATCATTGCATGAAGATGTAGAAGAAGTAATTGAAGCAATAATGAATACAAGTGAGCGAGGAGCTCACAACAAAAAAATTATAAAATTACGAGGTTATCTAGATAATAATCGTGACGATTCATTTGTATATGACTTTGATAAATTTCCAAAAACTGTTTTTGGTGGCGTATTAACTGAAGGTGGTGCTGCAGGACATATGGCACACCCATATGATGATCATGGATTAACTTTTAATGAAATGAAAGAAATTGTTTCTAGAGCATTAGAAGGCCGTTTAGATATCGAAGAAGCAGTAACTGAAAAGACTGATGGACAAAATATTTTTGTAACTTGGAAAAACAATGAAATTGGTTTTGCTCGAGGAGTTGGTACTATAATTAATCCAATGACAACATCTGAAATTATTGCAGATTTTCAACGCAAACAACAAAAAGCTATAGCAGAAAAAGGAGCTGACGCAGGAGTAAATTATCAACGAGTGGTAGATGCATATCAGGCCTGCGCTGAAGATTTAACAGAAGCATTTGGAATGATTCCAGCTGATAAATTAAATCAAATATTTAAAAACGGAAAAATATTTGCTAACATGGAAATTATTTATCCAGCAACAAAAAATGTAATTTCATATGATAAAGCTCATTTACAATTTCATAATTTAGCTGAATATGATGATGCTGGAAAAATAATCGAAACCGATTTAACCGGCGGATCAATGATACAAGGCATTATACAAAATGCAAATGCACATATGCAAAAAACATTTTCATTTATTCCTCCGCAACAAATTAAATTAGGTAAAGTATATAATTTTGAAGATCAACAAGCAGCATTTTTCAATGAAATTGAACAGCTACAAAATAAATTTGGACTACAACCAACTGATCTTGTAACTGAATATCATAAGGCGTGGTGGGGCGATGTAATTAAATCAAAAGCACAAACATATGCATATGATATTCCAGATAACATATTAGAATCATTAGTATATCGATGGGCATTTAATGTTAAATCAACCAATATTACAATTCTTAAAAAAGGAATTGACAATACGGAATTTGCAAATTGGGTAGCTGAGTTTGATAAAAAAGATTTTAAAGTGTATCAAAAACAAAACATGGAACCGTTTGAAAACATCTTTTTAAAGTTAGGTGCGGTTGTATTAAAAAATGCAGAAAATTTCTTAGCAGCAAATCCATCTGCTACGGTTCAAGAAATAAAACGTGAGTTAGCTGAATTAACTAGAGAGTTACAAGCAAAAGGTGATGTTGCTACTATTAAAAAATTAGAATATGAATTACTGCGTTTACAAAAATTAGGCGGCTTTGAAGCAATTGTACCATCAGAAGGAGTTGTATTCGTATACGGCGGACATACATACAAATTAACAGGAGCGTTTGCACCAATTAATCAGATACTAGGAGTATTGAAATATACACGATAACATATTTATATAAAAATGGATTAGACTCATGGCTGAAAAACATAAAAGCAAATACAAAAAACCGGAAAATAAAAAACCTACTTATCGTAAAGATCTTAAAGATTATACGTACGATGATAAAGACGGTAAATTAAACCCTAGAACTACAGGCGATAAACAACTTAATGTTTTGCGTAAAACTGACAAAGAAATGCAAGATGATGGAAAAATGTATCCAACATATGCTACTGATGATCGTTTATATAAAGATATAGAAGACGGTGATTATGATCCAAAGACAGCAGCAAAGCGATTAAAAAAACGTCAGGATGATGAAGAAAAATTGACAAAAGATGTGCTTAAAGATAAAATAGAAAATTTAACTAGGGAAGGAAAAGAACGTTTAGTTAGGGAATACGTACGTAGAAACATAGTTAAACTATTAAACGAACAGCCAGCACCTGCGCCAGATGAACCTGCGCCAGATGAACCGGCAGATCCTGCAGCTGCGCCAACAGATCCTGCAGCTGCTCCAGTAGACCCGGCTGCAACCCCAACCGATGCCGCAGCACCAGCACCAACCGATGCCGCAGCACCAGCACCAACCGATGCCGCAGCACCAGCACCAGCACCAGCAACCCCCGCTACACCTGCAGCAGATGCAGCTCCGCCAAAAACAGATGCTGAACAACAAGAAGCTACAAATATTATTGCAGTTAAAAAATGGTTAGATTTTTTAACAACTAAACAAAAGAAAGGTCCTTTATCATTAACTAAAAATGCTATTTCTCCATTAGCATCCATGATAAAAAAATTAAGTCCGGAAGATGGTGAATTAGCAAAAAAATTAGCAATTCGACAAATTAATAATATTACGATTATGTCATCTGACGAAGATGCTGAAACTGACACTGAATAATAAAATAAAAAAGTATGTCTAAAAAGTTACAAAATGTTAAAGCTGTTCAACAAATGTTGGACGGCAATCATAAATTCCAAACTAAAAAAACAACGGGATTTAGTGATGCAAAATTAGTTGCACAAAAAAATGAACGTCATGCAATTGGAGATATATGGGAAGAAACTGATTCAACCGGCAATATATTTGTTATAGAACAGCGTGATGGCTATCGAATCAGAAAAACAAAAAACTCAGAAATATTTCAAGAACTACGTGATGATTTAAAATCATTTCCTAATTGTAGAAAAGAAATATGTACATGTCCTGGCACGCATCGGCTCGATAAAAAAATGCAAATAATTCATAAAATGTGTTTTGATTGCGTAATTGATATGGAACATGAAATGACAAAAGCTGGCACATATGAAGAATATTCTAAAAACAAAATTCGTGAAAATGCATTAGCTTGGTTAGCTTCAGCTGAAAGAGATGTCGACATGTTAAAACAAACATATACTCAGGCAGCTGAGTTTGTTACTAATAGTGAAGGTGCATTAGAAACGTGGGGCGCAAAAATGACGCCAGCTGAATTTGAAGAAACAGTGTTAGCACAATTTAATAAATTTAAAGAAAACTTTTTAAAAAACTTAGACGGAGAAACAAATGAAAACAATTAAATTATATTGGAAATGGATAGTTGCCGGACTAGTAGCAATATTAGGTATATTAGCAATTACACAATCAAAACGTACCAATAAAAAATTAGAAAAAACTGCAAAACAAATTGATGATAACAATCAACAAATTGATATAATTCAAGGTAAAACAGAATTAGTTGAAGAACAGCGTGTAACGGTAAAACAACGTATTGCAAAAAAACAAGCAACTATTGATGAATTAAAAACAGAAAAAGAAACAATTGCGATTGAGCCTGTTGCGATTGAATCTGCTAAAGAAAATATAATTAAAAAAACACGCCGAGGACGTCCATCAAAATTATGAAAAAATTTATAATCATATTATTATTTCCAATAATTGGATTTTCACAAAAAACAACAACCCCTGACACA